CCGCCGCGACTCGATCGACGGGACCATCGGTTTCGGCGATCTGGGGGTGGTGCGGGTGGGGCGCACCGACGTCGACCGCGACGACCTGTACGCGGTGATCGCCCCGCTGGTGTTCGGCTGATGTCCTGGAACCGGGCCACCGCGGCGGCCGCCCTGACCGCCGCTTTACAAACGGCGGCCGGGGAGACGGCTTTTGTGTTCGAGCGGCCGCCGAACACGGTCAACCCGCCGGCCATAGTGATCGGCCGTCCCACCCAGGTGCTCTACGGGACCGCGGCATTGGGGATCGACGAGGCCACCCTGCCGGTCCTGTGCGTCGGGCCCCTCGACGGCGAGGACATCGTCGACGGGCTCATCCAAACGGTCCGGGCCGCGGTGGCCGACCACAACCTGGGCGGCACGGTCCAGCACGTGTACCCGGAGGCCGAACGCAACTGGCACAACCTGAACGTGGCCGGCGCCGACCTGTTACAGGCCGAAGTGACCCTGATAATCCAAATGTAGGAGGCGACAAATGTCGGTTATCGAAGACGAAGCCCCGGCCGGTAACGGCCCGCCACCCGAGGTGTCGTTGACGGCGGCCGGCGACCCCACCCCGCCGGTCGCCAGCCCGCTGATCCTCAACGACTGCTACTTCGAGCTGGGCGGCGTAAATCTCCGCTGTTTGGTGCAGCACCTGGAGGTGGCGCCCGAAAACAAACCGGTCACCGTTACCAGTTTTTGCTCCGAAATCGATTATCCCGGGGTCACCAAATGGCATTTGCGGGTCACGTTCTATCAGTCGTTCGACGTGGGGGCGGTGTTCGCCACCCTGAACGCCGCCTACCAGAGCTATGTGGCATCTGGGGCGACCGTCAACTTCAAAGCCCGCCCGTACAGCTCTCGGGTGGCGGCGGCCAACAACCCGATCATCTCGGGGCAGGCCATCCCGCAGCCGTTCGAGTACCTGGTCGGCGACGCCGGCAACGCCTCCCAGACCGGGATCGACTGGAACCTGACCGGCTTCCCCAATGTGGACACCGGGTCGGTCACCGCCACCGGGGCCACCGCCGGTAGCCCGGGGTTTTTCACGCCGTCGGGGGCGACGACGCCGGCCAACCTGGCCGCCCTGGTCGGGATCACCGCCAGCCCGGCCGCCAACTGGACCACCGGCCAGTATGTGATCACCGCCGACCTGCTGGCCGCCAACTGGACGGGGGCGGCGTGGGCGGCCGGCAAACACGCGTGACCGAACCGCTGGTCGGCATCGTCGGGGCCAAAGCGTTACGCCGCGACATCAACCGCATGACCACCGACGTGCGCTCACCCCTGTACGCGGCCCTCCGACAGGCTGGCCGGCGGGCGGTCGAACCGATCGCCGAGGCCGTCCGGTCGGCCCTGCCCCGCTCCGACCGGCCGGCCGGTCGCCGGCACCGGCCGGGGGCGCTGGCCGGCACGGTGCGGGCGTCGGGCACCCGTTCGGGGGGCGCGGTGCGCATGGGCTCCAAAGCGGTTCCGTACGCCGGCTGGGTGGAGTTCGGCGGCCGCCGCCGCCGCCCCCACTTCTCGGAACGGCCGTACGTGAAAAGCGGCCGGTACCTGTTCCCGGCCGCCCGCGGCCTGGAGGCCCGGGCCGCGGCCGACTACTCGAAAGCCCTCAACGACGTGTTCGCCAGCTCGGGGGTGTGGACCAACACCACCGCCAGCCCGCAGGCCGTCCGTGACTAGCCCCGACACCGACCTGGGCCCGCTGCCCGACACCGTCACCGTCACCCAGAGCTTTATCGCCCGGCTGCCATCCCAGCGGCTGATCGACCTGCTGGCCCGGCTGGAGCCGGACGTCAAGTTCGGGGAGCTGATGGAGAACCAGCCGCCCCGCATGATCGCCTTCCGGGCGTTGATCCGCGAACACCCCGACCGCGACCCGGCGTCGCTGTGGCTGGCCGCCTACGACATGGAGGTGGCCATCGCCGAGCCGGACCCTACCAACGGGAGTGGGCCGACGCGGTCGCCGCCTTCTGCCGCTACTACCGCATGACCCCGACCGACATCGACGACCTCGACGACGAAATGTTCGCGGCCATGGTCCGGCTGATGCAACGCGAGGCGGCCGCCGTCCAGGCCAACCAGCCCAACCTGCCGACCCGGGGCTGACATGGCGGGCCCGTCGATCGTCGTCCGGGTCCTCGGCGACCTGAAAGGCCTGGGCAAGTCGTTCGACGACGCCGCCGCCAAAGGCGCCCAGGCGGCCAAGGGCATGCACGCCGCCTTCTCCGGCGTGCTCGGGGCGCTCAACCAGACCGGCGTGCTCGGCCCGTTCGGCGACGCTTTGAACGGTGTCGACACCGCGTTGGATCAGATCGGCAAGCACGGCAAACAGGTGGGGCTGGCCATGATCGGTGTCGGCGGCGCCCTGGCCGGCGTCGGCGCCGGCCTGTCGGCCGTCGGCTCGAAAGACCAGGCCGCCCACCAGCAGCTCCAGGCCGCGGTCGAAGCCACCGGCAAAAGCTACGACGATTACGCCAAATCGGTCGAGGCGGCCATCAAACATCAGGAGAGTTTCGGGCACACCGCCAACCAAACCTCCGACGCCCTGCGGGTCCTCACCCAGGCCACCGGCGACCCGGCCAAAGCCCTCCAATATTTGGGCACCGCCTCCGATCTGGCCGCGGCCAAACACGAGGACCTGACAGCGGCGGCCACCAGCCTGGGCAAGGCGTACAACGGCAACACCCGAATTTTGAAAGAGTTCGGAATTCAGGTGACCAAGGCGTCGACGGCGACCAAAGCGGCCGACACCGCCACCCGTGCGGCCACCAAAGCCGACCAGGCGCTGACGGTGGCCAAACGGCGGCTGGCCGACCTCGAACAGATCGACGCGGCCAAAAAACATTTGACCGTCACCGAGGCGGTACGGCTGCGCGACGCCCAGCAGAAAGTCCGCGACGCCACCGACGCCGCCGCCGCCGCTCACCAGAAGCTGACCACCGCCCAGGACGCCGCCCGCAAATCGGCCGACTCGCAGGGGCAGACCATGACGCTGCTGGCGGCCAAACTGCACGGCCAGGCCGCCGCCGCCGCCGACACGTTCGGCGGGCGCCTCGCCGCCCTCAAAGCCCACATCGAGGACGCCGCCGCCAGTTTCGGCCAGAAATACGGGCCGGCCATCACCGCCGCCGGCTCCGCCACCGCCGTCATAGGCACGGTCGCCACCGTCACCAGATCCGCCTTCACCGCCCTGAGAGAATCGACATTGGGGGTACGGGCGGCCCTACTGGCCATGGCCGCGGCCGAAGCGGTCGTCGAGATCGTCGGCGCCCCCCTGTTCGTCACTATCGGGCTGATCGTCGCCGCCGTCGTCGCCCTCATCGCCATCGGGTATGTCCTGTACCGCAACTGGACCACCATCTGGAAGGCCATGAAGGCGGTGGTGGTCGACACCTGGGACTGGATCAAAGCCAACTGGCCGCTTTTGGTGGCCATAATCGCCGGGCCGTTCGGGGTGGCGGTGCTGCTGATAATCCGCAACTGGAAGACCATCACCGACTTTTTCGGCGGGATCGTCCACTGGTTCTCGACCACGTGGCACACCGTGTGGCTGGCCATCGTTTCCCCCTTCCAGGACGCCCTCGGGTTTATCGTCCGGATCTGGAACGACACCATCGGCAGGCTGAAACTGCCCGGCGCCGGCGCCATCGGCGGCGTCCTGTCGCATGTTCCCGTCGTCGGCGGCCAGCTGAAACATTTGCAGTCCGGCGGGTACATCACCTCCACCGGGCTGGCCGTCGTCCACGCCGGCGAAACGGTCGTTCCCGCCGGCCGGGCCGCTACCGGCGGGCCGGCGGTGGTCATCCAGCACGCCACTTTCACCAGCGAGCTCGACGTGGAGGCGTTCCTGCGCCGGGCCGCCTGGATCGTCAAAACCAGGGTGGCGTGATGCAGGCGGGCTGTGTGCGCCGGGCCTGGCTGGACCTGTACGGCGACGGTTCGGTCACCGTGCCGTTGGATAATCCGGCCGGCGGCTGGTTCTGCACCAACCTCGATCTGGGGTTCCCGGCTTCACGGGAGGTCATCCAGAACTGGCCGAACCAGGACGGCGCCGACGACCGCACCGCCCTGATGGGGCCGCGGGTGGTGGGCGCCGACATCACCGCCCTGGCCGGCGCCGGGGCGGTCATCGACGCCGCCGCCGCTGCGTTCGCCCGCTTCATGGTCCCCTCCGCCCGGCCGGTCCTTCATTACATTCTGGACCGGCCGGGAGCGGCCGAACGGGTTATCACCCTGCGGGCCTCGGGGTACGCCTGGCCGATAGTGGGGCCCAACCAGCGTGACATCCAGTTGCAGTGGGTGGCCGCCGACCCGCTGATCCGCGACCCCACGGTCAAGACCGCGACCGCCTGGGCCGGCACCGTCACCGGCGCCGGCCGCGCCTACCCGCTGGTCTTCAATCGGGTGTACCCGACCGGCGGCGGCTCGGCCACCACCGGCCAGATCGCCACTGTCGGCGACGTCGGCATAAAACCGAACCTGGCGGTCTACGGGCCGGTCACCGCCCCGGTAGTGACCATCGACCCGCCCGGCTCGCCCGCCTTCACCATCCGGTTCGCGGCCGGGTTCACCATCGCCGCCGGCCACTGGGTGGCTGTCAACACCACCACCAAGACGGCGCTGCTCGACGGCGACCCGGCCCAGTCGGTCGCCAACCAGATCGACTGGCAGAACACCACCTGGCCGGTGGTGCCGCCCGGCCCGGCCGCGTCGCTGGCGTTGACCGGCACGTCGACGTCGGCGGTCACCCAGGTGCAGGCCGCCTGGCAGGACTGTTTCCTGACATGACCGCCACCGACATCGAACCGCGCGCCGCCGCGGTGCCGGTCCCGCCCGGTAGGGGGCGTTGGCGGGTCACGCTGCACCGCCGCAGCTTCACCACCACCGCGGTGTACCCGTCGGCCACCGGGATCGCCGAGCTGCCCCACGCCCGGGCCCGCACCCTGACCCAGGCGTGGGATGCCCCGGCCACCTTCGCGTTCACCGTCGACGGCCACTCGCCGGCGGCCGCCTACATCGCCGAGCTGGCCACCGATGTGATCGCCTGGCGGTGGGACGAGGCGTCCGGCACGGATATCCCGATGTTCCGGGGGCCGATCTGCCAGGCCCAGGACACCATCGACGAGGACTCCCATGCCGTCACCTTCACCGCCCACGACTATCTGGCGTTGCTGGCCCGCCGCTACATCACCGGCCCGTCCGGCTACGGGATTGTCGGCACCGACCAGGACACCATTGCCGCCACCCTGGTGCGGCTGGCCACCGGCCAGGTGGCGTCGGGCGGCCCCAACCTGACCCCCGGGTCGTACCTGCCGGTGACCACCGCCCTGGTGAACCCGGACGGCACCGCCCGGGCCGCCGCCGGGATTCTGCGGGACCGCACCTACGCGGCCGGCACCGAGATCGGCCAGGCGCTCGACGAGCTGGCCAAAGTGGCCGGCGGGTTCGACTACGACCTGTCGCCCCGCTCCGACCTGGCCGGCTTCGACACCGTCCGCCTCTTCTACCCGGCCCAGGGGGTCAACCGGACGGGCCTGGCGCTGGTCTACGGGTCGACGGTCTCCACCGTCCAGCGCAGTGTCGATTCGGGCGTCTACGGCAACTATTGGCGGGTGATCGGCAACAACGGCTCCGCCGATCCGGCCGCCCTGCAACTGTTCGGCCAGGCCTACAACAGCGACGCCTCGTCCGGCACCGCCGGGGCGGTCGGCACCTGGATGAGTGTGGATAACGCCGCCGACGTCACCATCCAGTCCACCCTCGACGCCCAGGCCGCCGGCGACCTCAACCTCAACGGCATCCTGGTGCCCGCCTACCAGCTGGGTTTGACCCCCGGCTGGTACACGTGGGGCAACCCGAACATGGGTGACACCGTCGGGCTGGTCGTCCAGTCCGGCCGGCTGAACGTCTCCACCACGGTGCGGGTGGTCGCCATCACCTACAACGTCGGCGACGACGGCCAGGAAGACGTGGCTTTGACGGTCGGCCGGCCGGTGCGCGACCTGTCCGCCATGTTCACCCAGGCCGACCGCGACGTCAACGCCCTCACCCGGAGATGAGCCCATGACCAGATATACGCCCCAGTGGTTACAGGCCGGCAGCTACGCCGCCAGCCAGGACCGACGCCTGGTCGGCGCCCTGTGGCCCGGCCCGGCCTCCAGCGGCTGTGCCGTCACCGCGGCCGGCGGCTCCATGTCGGTCAACGTGGCCGCCGGCCAGGTGGCGGTGCCGTCGCAGAACAACACCGGCTCCACCCTGTGCAGCTCCGACGCGGTCGAGGTGGTCACCCTGACGGCGGCGCCGGGCACCAACAACCGGATCGACCTGGTCACCTGCCACCCCCGCGGCAACGACCTGGACGGCGGATCCAACAACGACTTCGTCTTCGATTTCGTCACCGGCACGGTGGCCGCCACCCCGGTGGCCCCGGCGGTACCGGCCGGCCAGGTGGCCCTGGCCCAGGTGTACGTCGGCCAGGGGGTGGCCGCCATCGTGGCCGGCAACATCACCGACGTCCGCCCCGGCGGGCTGGCCGTCGCCGGCCCCGCCGCCAGCCTGCACGCCCGGGTGCAGCGCAACGCCGCCTGGTCGACGGGCAACAACGTCAACCAGGTGGTGCCGTTCGACACCGTCAGCCGCGACCCCTACGGCCTGTGGGTGCCGGCCCAAAACGCCTTCGTGGCCCCCGTCGCCGGCGTCTACCGCATCAGCGCCGTAATCAGCGTGTCGGTGGCCGCCGCCGCCTACAACCAGGCGCAGATATGGGTGAACGGCGTCGAGGTGCAAGCCGTCAACCAGTGGAACGCCAGCACTGCCGCCGCCGC